TCACACCTCCAATGCGCAGCGGCGCAGCTGGTCAATCCCAATGGAGAGGTAAACAGCGGTAGTCTCGGTATTGGCATGGCCCAAAATCTCCGAAATAACAGGCAACGGAACATTTTCTTCCAACAGCCTGCTGGCCAGACTGTGCCGCAGAGAATGCGGCCCACGCTTTTTCCCTTGAACTGTCAATCCGGCTTTATGGATATACTCTGAAACGATCCTGTAGAGAGAACTGGGATTGAAGTCCTTGAATGGATATTTATGACTGAGAAAAACAGTGTTGCTGCCAGAGACAGGCCGCCCAAATTTCAGATAGTCAATCACCGCCAATCCAACATCCTCCAACAGTGGCAGCGTCAGGGGTCTGCCGGTTTTGTGCTGGGTCAGGGTGAGGCGATTGTGTTCCCAGTCAAAATTTTCAAAGCGCAGTCCGCTGACATCCCCGGTACGAAGCCCAAGACGGGTGATCAACAGCAGGATTGCGTAATTGCGTTTGCCTACCGGATTATTCCAGTCAACCATACCAAGGATTTTCATAACATCATCGTAGGAATACGCAGAAGGGATGCGGGCCCGCTTGTCGTAGTGAACATTGGGCGCAAAGCTGGCCAGATTCTGCGGGTGGTAATCATTCTGCCAGCAGAATTCCATGAACTGCCTCACAGTCCGCATCATATGGTCCTTGCTTTGGTTGCTGAATGCACTGATATACCGCAGATAGCCTTGGATATGCTCGCCTGTGATCTTGGGAATTGTGTCTATCTCCCGGCTGGTCAGGTAGTGAAAAAATCGCTCCAGGTACAGCTCAACCGTTCCCATGTTCCGTTCCACAATACCAACAAAGCGACGATGCTCCAGAAACTCATCCGTTGCTTTTTGGAATCCCTCCGGTATGCGGTAGCTTCGGTTCCTGTGCCGCATCATAAACGTACCATGCAGCTGCACTTCAGACAGCATCGTCAGATCTTGCAGCCGCCCCTGGTTCTCACGGCTTAATGTTCCATCCGACTTGAATCCGTAGTGTTCCTCAATAAAGCGAATTCCGATGTCCATGCTGTAATCGCTGATTCCCTGCTGTGCCATAAATTTTACAAGTTGATTGGTGGTGCTGTTAAATTGCTGAATCTTTCCCTTGCTATACCCGTTTTCTTCCAACCTTTGCCTGACTTGTCCGATAGTCCTGCTGATAGCCATTTCCTGCATTTCAATACCTCCAAAATGTTTTGCCTCTCGGCTTCCTCCATTTTGCGGTATTATGCTAAGTTATTCAACAAAATCCCCTTGATTCCTAGCCTTTTTATCACTCAACTTTTCATAATTACTTTCTTTCCATTACCAACTCCGCCCTTTAAGTTGAGTATCACGGTTGTCCTCATTGTACTCGTCCTCTCGTTTTATGTGTTCGGCGCTGCGCCGATGTGGTCGTACTCCTCCTCCCAGGGCAGCGGCTCACTGCCAGGGAGCTCATAGAATGACTGCTGCTTGTACTCAGGTTCCTCGCGCTTGGATTTTATCAGACCGTTTGTATCCACCCGAAACGTCTGGGTCTCCCCGTTGAACAGCAGGGGCACCCGTCCTGTCTCGCCCTCTTTGTTTTTTTCTACAGCCAGAATACGGCGGCTGCGCAGCCGCCCAGGCTCCTCCCGATAAACAAACATCACAATATCGGCATCCTGTTCGATCTGACCGGAGGAACGCAGGGAAGCCAGGGTAGGCGGCTTAACCTTTCCGCTCTCAGGGCGGGAGAGCTGAGAGAGGGCAACTACAGTCACTCCGGTATCCTGGGCGAAACGGTGCAGGGCCTTGGAGATGTATGTAGCCTGCTCAAATTCCGTCCGGCCTGGAGCTTGGATCAGGGTCAGGTAGTCGATGTATATGACTTCAAATCGCTTGGCCCTGGTGTAAGAGGCGATATCCTCCACCGTCATGCTGGAGGAGCGGATCAAAGACAGCCGACGGCTGCGGACCTTCTCTGACTTGCACGCCAGCAGATCATAGTCTCTTTCTGTCAATGCCCTATGTTTTATGCGGACCCCACTCACCTGAGCCGCTGAGGAGAACACACGGTTAAAAAGCTTTGAATTTTTCGTTTCCAGTGAAAAGAACCCCACCCGCAAGCTTCTGGCCTGATGATAGGCCATAGACAGTGCCAGGGCTGTCTTTCCGTCCGAGGGGTAGCCACCCAGAACAACGTAGTCGCTGGCCTCAGCGGTGAGCCCGGAATCCAGGAAATCAATGCCCCAGGGCACATACTGCGGGGTGCGCTCCAGTTCCTCATAGAAATTGAGGATGCCCTGTTCCATGGACAGGCACTCTACCCCAGGACTGTCCGCTATCAGGCCATTGAGCCTCCCTACAATCTCCCGCACCTGCTCCATTGTGACAGTCCCCTCAGAAATCAGCTCCAGACCAACGCTCTGGGCCGCGCGTACACCGGCCTGCTCCCGCACAATGGCCATCCACTCCCGGAGATTTGCTGTTGTGGGAGTTTCATCCATCACCCTGAGCAGATATTGACGTCGCTCGGGACTGGGCGCTTCCATTTTATGCAGCACTGTCACTGGGTCGATCTTTTCGTCGGACAGATACAGTTCCCGGATTGCCAGAAACACCTCCCGCCCTGTGGGATCGGTAAAATCCTCTAGACGAAGGACGGTCACAACGTCACCCACCGTGTTTGCGTCAATCAGCATAGCCCCTAACACGCTACTTTGAGCAAGTAAATAATCTGGCATCAGTCCCACCCAAACCTTTCCGGCCTTATGGCCTCAGTTGCCCCCAAAGCTGGGAGCTTCTCCTCGTCCTCCCAGCGCCGGCCGTTGATCCAGGAGGCGGGGTAGGGAATACCTTGGCCGTCCTCCTCCCGAATCTTCCGCTGCCACTCAGGGCTGGCCAGTTGGCGCTGGAGGGCATGGCCCATCACCACCAGCAGCCTGTCATCCGGATGCAGTGAGTCCCAAGCGCGTATCGCTGCCTGTTTGGACTTCTTGACGGGGTACATCCGCCAGAAGCCCTCAAACCGCTCCGGCTTCCAATCGGGCGCCGCCTTTGCTGCTCGGCCCCGCTTTGGCTTTCCTGAGCCCGCCGCCCCCTGGGGGGCTTTGGGGGGATCATCTGTTAGGCTGTTATCTGGGTTTATATCTGGTAATGGTGTCCCCGTTTGGTGAAATGATTGTCCCCGTTCCGTGTTTTGCATTTCACCGTTTGGTGAAATGCATCCAGCCGTTTCTGTGGCGCACTCTGCAAAATAGGCCATCGCTTTGTCGGAGAGGGAATACCAGCTTGTCCTGTCCCGCTTGTCCTGGTTGAAGCAGCCTGTCAGAAGCAGGCTGTTCTTCTTGCAGGCGGAAATGATACGCTCAATCTGCCGTCTGCTCCAGTACGGGTGCGCCTCACAGAAAGCGGCCAGGGAGTTGAATGTCCAGTATCTCCCCTCGTAAAAATTCTTCTCATAAGCCTTGTTATGCTTGAGCCAAAAATAGATGTTATGCAGGAAAACAGCGACGTCTACCCCATAGGTCTGAGCCAGCACAGGATTAAAATGATGGTCTGGTATATTCTTCACCCCCATTCTTGGTGTAGCTTTTAGCACTGAACTCATTTAGCTGCCGTATGCCTGACATACTGGATCAGCTCAAAACCGTCCATAATAATCTGCTTAGCCGGGTAGAGGGAGTCAATGGCCTTTTGGGGCTCGACGCCCAGCGAGGCCGCTACCGAATCCAGGCCCTCATGGATCAGGATGTGTCCTTGCCCTAACGGTTTTACGACGGCCATAGCCTGGATGACCTTAACGTCGTCCGGCATTGCGTCTAAGACATCGATTATTTCAAGAAGCCGGTTTTTCAAATCCTTTGGCGTCATTTCTTCACTACCCCCTTGTCAAATCCATTTTGCTGTGTTATCATAAACATGTCCTTATTGTACTCTTTGAGTACGGGTCCCGCGTGGCTGCGTTCACAGTCATGCGGGATTTTTTTATTTCTCCTCATACAGACCAAAATGAATCACCTCCGCCATAGTGAGGTCGATCCACGTCTTATCGACCTGCAGGACCGGCCGGCCGCCTGCGCCGGTGTAATATGCCGAATGGGAAGCTTTCCCCTTGTCCACCCAGCGCAGCCAGAAAGCGCGGCCATGCCGCTCGAAAACAGCCTGGTAGAGGGAGGGCACATCGTAGCCCTTGGCCCGGACCAGCTTCACCATGCTGGACTTAGTGGCCTTGGGCAAAATCTTCTTTGACATCTACTTTTCCTCCTGGACTGGAACAATCTCAACCAACGTGATTCCATCTAACACAGCCGTCCGCTGGATGTTGCTGGAATCTTCATACTCAAATCGGCGCTCTTGGATCTCCAGAGCGTAAGCGGCTGCCACCGAATCCAGTCCGCTGGTCAGCAGCAGTTCGGGATCGCCGTGCGAGCTGGACCTTGCAGTGTTGATCTCCACCTCCACCGGCAGACGCTCTATCAGGTCCACCAGCCTCAGAAGCTCCTCTTTGCGCTGCCTTGTCCTTGTGGTCATCCCATTGTCCTCCCTAAGTACACGGCCAGAGCCAGCAGAAAAGCCAGCCCCGAAGCGGTGAGCACACCCCAGTTGAAAAGGTCCTCCAGCCAGGGGTGAGACTCAAACAGTTTTCGCCACATGATATAGCCTCCTAGTTTCCGTCTTTACAGTAGACTTCCAGTTCTAGGCCGGACTGAATAATCTGCCGCAGGTCTGCGATGATGGCCTCGAACTCAGGGCGCTCCTGGTCGTCGATGATCCCGTCCTCTGCGATGGCTAAGAGCCGGTCTAACCGGTTATCCTTTTGGAAACGGCGCAGACGGTTGTATATTCGGACCGTTACTTCCAGCACGCTGCGCTCTTCCAGCTGGGGGATAACCTGGCCAAACAGTACATTGTTCTCTTGCAGATGTTGAACAGCCAGGTGCTGAGTGCCATAACAGCTAACCATTGCGTTTACGATATCGTTAGGGGGTATGCGCTGCCCTATTTCATATGCTCGTACACTTTCTACAGAAATACCCAGCCGTTCTGCAGCTGCTTCTTGGGTAAAACCGGCTGTGCGGCGGGCGATTTTGTAAATGTTTCGGTATTCCTCCGACATGGACTTTTCCTCCTTCCTGGGGTATGGTCAGCTTAACCGGCTTCGATTGACGGCTCCTGGCAGCCCAGGAATTGCAGTACGTCTGTTTTAAGCACTCGAATCTGCTTACCGACCTTGATGCCTCTGATCTGGTTGGAGCGCACCAGCTCATAGACGGTATTTCTCCCCACATGGAGAATGGGCATCAGCTCCTCCACGGACAGAACCAGTGGGATATCATCGAATGATGTGGGCCTGTTCTCCACTCTGATCGCCTCCTTTCTTTGCTGTGATGGTCCTGGACCCTAGCTGGATACTGTGGGCGGCTCCCGGCCCAGCACTGTGTCAACGGAGCAGCCGAACAGATTGGCCAGTGCCAGCAGGTTGTCGGTCCCAGGCAGGTTGTAGCCCCGTTCCCACTGGGCGACCGCACCGGGGGAGACTCCCAACTCGGCGGCCAGTCCGCGCTGATCCAGGCCGCGCCCCTCCCGCAGCCTCACCAGGGAAACCAGCGGGGGCAGTTTGATTCTCTGCGACATTTTTACACCTCCTTTCAGGTTTGGGCTTGCTTAGTTGTGGCAAGCATGGTAAAATGTCATATACTGATAAGATATCTTCCCTGTTACAAAGTCGATTCCGGAAGGGCGAGGTTGAAATACTCAATCACGATTTCAAGATACTGACTCAGCTTTTCCAGATCATCACTGGAGATATCTTCCCAATGGGTGTAAATGTCCCGGGCATACAGGGGGATTTGGCGTGACTTTATGAGAATATCCAGCGCCATTGATTCATTTCCAGATGCCTTTTCCTGGGACGATTGCCGCTTTTCTGTTTCAAGCGCCGCAACTCTTTGCTCCAGGGCCTTGAATCGTTTCTCTGTCACCATGATTTGTTATCCTCTCTTTTTTGCTCTTTCGCTTACCTTGCCTAAATCATAATTATCATTTGCGTAATTGTCAATTGCTTTTTGCGATATTTTTGTTTTTTGTGATTATTGTGAATCTCTTACAACTAAAAAAAGAATTTGTGAAAAATGACAGGTGGTGGACCCTTTGGACATTGTAGATCGTATCTTCAAACTAGTCGATGAACTGTATAGTGAGCAGCAAATATTTGCTGCTGAGCTTGGTCTCCCACCTTCTGCGGTCAGCAATTGGAGAACTCGAAAATCGGCATCATACAATAAGCGGTTGCCTGAGATAGCAAGGGCTCTCGGAACCACAGTTACGTATCTTCTAACTGGGAAAGAAACTGAAGGGAAGGACTCCGATAACATTGATCAGCCCTATTTGGTCAGAAAATTCAACCGGCTGTCGCCCGAGGCCCAGGACAAGGTGATGACTTTTATTGATTTTCTATCCATGCAGGAGGATGCGGAGAAAAAATAAAAGTGCCCAACTTGGGCACTTTAGGAATACAAAACGAAATCTTTCCGATATGATATAATGACGATGGGAGGATTGACTATGAACTATATTGTAAATTTGGCATGGGACCCGGAGACCAGCGTTTGGATCGCCACCAGCGGCGATATTCCTGGCCTTGTGCTGGAGTCCGGCTCCTTTGATGCCCTGCTGGAGCGCGTGCGCTTCGCTGTCCCCGAGCTGCTGGAGCTGAACGACCCGGACGCCACCCCCTTGACCTTGACCTTCCAATCTGAGCGCAAGGAGAGGATCATGGCGCATGGCTGAGTACGAGAAGCAGGTGCGTGAGATTTTAACCAAGAATCGTTGTACTTTTGTACGACATGGCAGAGGGGACCATGACATTTGGTACAGCCCGATTAGTGGGAAATACTTCACAGTAGACGGAAAAATCAAGTCTCGACATACAGCCAATGCAATTATGAAACAGAGCGGTATTTCTCATAGATTTCGCTGAAAGATAAATGTGCCCAACTTGGGCACATGCATAGGACATATAGTTCAAACTATGATATAATTATAAAGGAGTAAGCAATATGGAATCTATCAATGACACTTTGTTGCAGGAAGTACTTTTCTGCAATAAGGTTGCTATTCGAGCAGATCGCAAAAAGCTCTCCTTCGCAAATCGACATCGAAGAAATAACATTTATCTTGTTTCAGAGAATAGGAAGTATGAATATAAATTCTACTTGCGTCAATCTGAGGACTTCCTTGAAGATTTTTCAGTTGGGTTGATATGGACAAATCCAGCTAACTATATAGAAATATCCAAAAGCAGTGTGATATTGCTTCGCTGTCAAGGACCACATGACGGAAAAGAACCACTTGGCTCAGATATTCACCATGATTACCATATTCATACTATTACCCTTGATGATTTTAAAGATAAACGCTATCAAAAACCGTCAGGACGTGTACTTACTTCTGCATTCTCTTCATTTGAGCAAGCCATTTTTTATCTGATAAATGAATACAAAGTGAAAAATGTAGAAAGTGTTGTAGAGTTGCCTGAAGAAGTTGATCAAACTTCTCTCTTTGAGGAGGTGTAATCATGCTTGATCTACAAGGGTTAGAATCTCTAATAACAGAGTTTAAAACGCTGCAATTCCGTGAGAAGCGTTTGGGCCTGTTCAAAATCCTTGTACCATTTTTCTATGAAGATGGAGATATGTACGATCTCTTTGTAGAAGAGTGTCCATGTAATACAAGTTTGCTCCGTATCTCTGATCACGGACTTACATTGATGAAGTTATCCTATAATTTTGATATTGACACGCCAAGGAAGAAGGAGATATTGGAAAGTACAATCTCGCAAAACCATTGTTTAATTGATAATGGCATGATATACTTGGATGTTTATCCCCAACAATTTGTTATGGGTATCTATCAATTTGCCCAAGTGATTTCTAAAATAAATGCAATGGATATGCTCAGTTACGATATTGTGCAATCTCTTTTCTATGAGAGCCTCAATTCGTATATGCAGGAAAGTCTTAAACAATATGACTATGCTAAAGATTTTCGTCCTACAAAAGACAACCAACTTGTAGTAGATTATCATATTCCTGCTCACACGAATGGTACTAAGCCTTTATTTATATTTGGTGTCAATGAAAATACGAAAGCATCCAGAGTGGTCATTAGTTGTTTATCTTTTCAAAAACAAAAAATTCCATTTCGCAGTTTGATTGTGCATGAGGATTTTGATAGCCTGTCTTCTTTTAATCGAAACCAGATTACCAATACAGCTGATAAACAGTTTACATCTTTGGATGATTTTCGGACAGAGGGTATTGACTATATCTCTAGGGAACTGGCTTCCTAAAGATATTCGATATCTGCGCTTGGTTGATAAAATCTCAACTAGACACAGCCAAAATCGTCTGATAAACTGGTGCCGTATTTAGGTGGAGAATTTCCACCTTTGCGGCCCCACTTTTTTGCACTATAATGGGGTTGCATTCAGGGCGGAGTAAGCTAGGGAGAAATGGCAAGGATCAGGGGGATAGTGCGCCCTCAGCCAGACCGCAGCGGCCTTGAAATGATAAAAGCAGCTCCGGTGCTACACCGAAACTGCTTAACGTATGTATTTTAGCATTTGTACCAGATACTCTCCGTCAAGTCCGGTCTCATCCTTATCCAACACTCTGCGGTCAAATTCACAGAAACCATTGGAAGAATAGAATTCTAAAAGCTTTGGTTTATCCTCGCACTCTAAATAGGCAAATTTCCCGCCTAAATCAAACTGTATCCTACTAATTTTGTGACACGCTTCCTCCAATAATTCATCTCCGGTAATCAATGAATTATAATTTTCAGCGTAGTTTTTTCCTAACTGAGCAATAAGAGGCGCTGACATGATATAGGATTTTAATTCGCTGTCATAGGTTGCAAATTTGGATATTCGCTTACGCAATGTCTTGCTTTGTTTATAGAGAAATTTTGAGGTAATCGTGATATGCTTACTGGCCAATGCAAAATAACCGACTAGGACCCACTGATTTTTGAATGAAGCAAAAACCAAATGGGTTTGCGCCCAGCTCTGCTTCGCAAAATCAATTGCTTTGCGTTTGAGGAACCCTTCAACATCAGGGTTGAGCGGGCACGAAAAACTAGAGAGGATATCCTTAACGGTATCCTCTCCCAGTTCCTCAATCAATATTCCAAGATTGACAACCCGGTATCCCGTCATTGCTTCGCTCCAAACATCTTACGAATTTCATCTCTGTTTGCGTCAGAAAACATCCTTGTCCGTAAAACCTGTTTTGAGCCCTTTTCTGCGGCGTGCTCTAAAGCGCTGACCAACCGTTCTGCTGCATGTTTATCTCGAATATGAATACTTTTCAATACACTTTTTGTCGCCATGATATACACCCCTTTCAATAAAGGCCGGAACGATACCTTCGTTGTACGTTTTTGTACATTCATCTCCGAAGCGCATGGCAACCATTCTCTATCTATGTGAATTATTATATGCTAAAAATCACAAACTGTAAACCCGGAAAATTTCACAAATTTTGCTATGTTTTGCCGTGTTTTGCCCAATCCTGTCGGCGCAACTGTTATGTCAAGATACCGGAGGTCAACCTCCGGTTTTTTCTTTATTCTCCTCCAGATCCTCAACGTCCCCAGGAGCCGCTCCGTCCCGCTCCATCTGGCTGTCTATCGCCCGGTTAATAAACCCGTTCACGCTCTCCCCGCGGGCCGCTGCGTGGGCCTGGACGGTGTCTTTTTTCCCTTTCGGCATGGTGAGGTTCACCCGGTCGTAGGCTTTGGCGATATATTTGTTGATACTGGTTGGGCTTGTCTTTCCACCCATAGGACCACCACCTTTTGAGAATTTAGGCCTATTATATCACGCTCATGCCATATACGCAAATATGCAATATACACAAAGCATATATGCGCAATTTGTTAGATATTCCATCTTGCATATATGCGTATATATACTATAATAGAAACCACTCAGAGACACAATTAAGGACAAAAAAGAGCCGCCCCGGTGGTAGGAACTATGTTCATATTAAAAAAGTCTTTCTAAAAATGGAACATCATTTGACAAAGCACTTTAATTTTCGTATGTTAAAGACATGAGCCAAATAGCGCGACCTTTATGGACAAAAATAAAATTGACCCTTGACTTTTTGTCAAACAATAATTATAATTTTTGTTGGACAGAAAGTGGGTGATGGTTTGAGTCCACGTACAGGTCGCCCAAAATCAGACAACCCAAAAGTGTTTGACGTCACCGCGCGCATTGACAAAGACACCATGGAGCGGCTTCAAGCATATTGTAAAAACTACAACAAAACCATAACTGATGTTGTACGTGAGGGTATTGAGCTGGTTTTGGAACAAAAAAAATAGACGAGTAGCCGGGGAGACTTTGGCGAGACGACCCGACTACTCACATCAACACCCAGGGGGTAGTTTGCCCTCTGAGGGCTGCATAGTCATTCTATCAGTCTCCTGGGTGAAAATCAAGGGGGAAATTTTATGAATGAACCTGTAATTTTCAATAACCCAGAGTTTGGAGAAATCCGCATTGTAAGCATTTCTGGGGAGCCGTGGTTTGTCGGCAAAGATGTGGCCGATGCACTGGGATACAGCAATCCCCGTGACGCAATGTCTACCCATGTGGATGATGAAGATAAAGCTACCGTCGCGATTCACGACGGCAGCCAAAATCGAAATATGACCATCATCAACGAATCGGGCATGTATAGCCTGATTTTCTCCAGCAAGCTGGAACGAGCCAAAGAGTTCAAACGCTGGGTCACCTCCGAGGTGCTGCCATCCATCCGGAAGAACGGCGGATACATAGCGGGCCAGGAGGGCATGGCCCCGGAGGAGCTGCTGGCACAGGCGCTGTTGGTGGCTCAGCGGACATTGGAGGAACAGTCGGTAAAACTGTCGACACTGGAAGCGGAGAACCGGAAGCTGATGAATGAATTACACAGGGTCCCGCCTGTGGATACTTGGAGCCCGTTAGAATTTGAGCGTATGCTTGCCTGTGCTTTTGAACAAAAACACGAAGATTATATTACTGTTCTTTACCTGAGCCGCCGCCTTGGATTGACGTATACAGAATGCTTTGCCATTGAAACCGAAACGGCTAAAAAGGCATATACAGAAAAACTATTGACTATCCGTGGCCGTGGAGCCATTCCGTTGGACTGTCTTTCACGTCAGCGCCTTCGCCGCCACCTGACGCTGGATAACCCAGGCCGCCGACTGCTTATCCCGGACCGCCGCTGGATGTCTCAGACCGTTGATGCTTTTCAAGCGTTTCTGGAGCTGTACTGGCCCTATGCCCAAGAGAAAAACCGCTCCATATCTAATACAAATCCGACCTGTCGAAAAAGCTATATAGATGGTACGATAAAAAGGATTCCTGCTGTGCGGTCGAGAGGAGGAATGATTTAATGCCGCGCAGTACACAAAATAGCCAGAACGCTTCCGGAGGCGGCTCTATCCGGAAAAAAATCGTGAAGCGCAACGGAAAAGAATATTTATATTGGGAAGCCCGGTACACTTCGGGCTATGATCCTAAAACCGGAAAGCAGAAGCAGCACTCCATTACTGGCAAGACGCAGAAAGAGGTGGCCCAGAAACTGCGTCAGGTGACGTCTGATCTGGACCAAGGGGCCTACAAGGAACCCTGCAAGCTGACCCTTAGCGAATGGCTGGACATCTGGCTTGGGGATTACCTGATGGGGGTCAAGCCAAGGACGGCGGACTCTTACCGGGCCACGGTTGAGACACACCTGAAACCGGCCCTTGGCGGCGCCAAACTTGAGGAGTTGCCCACGCACATGATTCAACAGTTTTATAACAGCTTACAGCGGCAGCGCAAGGGCGCTCCAGCTCTTTCGCCTAAAACAATCCGCAATATAAACGGTGTACTCCACAAGGCGCTGCAACAGGCCGTTGAACTGGGCTATATCAACAAAAACCCGGCCACTGCTTGTAAGCTGCCCAGAGTTGAAAAGGCCGAAATCAAACCGCTTGATAACGATGCAATAGGCAGATTCTTGACTGTGATTCGAGGGCACAAATATGAATTTATTTACCTTGTTACCCTGTTCACTGGTATGAGGGAAGGTGAAGTGCTTGGATTAACCTGGGATTGCGTCGACTTTGATAAAGGTGTTGTCAACATCAACAAGCAGCTCCAGAGGAACCGGGAGACTGGCCAGTATCAGCTGGTTTCACCTAAGAATGGTAAAGGCCGTCGTATCACCCCGGCCTCGACAGTGATGGATACGCTGAAAGCGCAGTACAGGCGTCAGGCAGAGTGGCGGCTGGCTATAGGTGCAGTATGGGAAGAAACCGGTCTTGTGTTTACGAACGAGCTTGGGCACAATCTCTCCCCGCAGACTGTATATCTTCACTTTAAGGAGCTGGCAAAGAAAGCTGGCTGCCCGGAAGCGCGTTTCCATGATTTACGCCATTCCTATGCAGTGGCCGCCCTCCAAAGTGGAGATGACATCAAGACGGTGCAGGAAAATCTGGGGCATCACACCGCCGCCTTTACGCTGGATGTGTACGGCCATGTGACAGATCAGATGAAGCGAGCCAGTGCCGAGCGCATGGAACAGTTCATCCGGGGAGTTTCCGGGCTGTAAAGGGAAAATAAAGGGAAAACAGCCTGGCACAGACATGAAAAAACCCCGGAATCTCAGTGATTCCGGGGTTTTCCAATGGTGCAGTTAAGCAATCCATATCCGAACCAGATTTTTCCGCCGCAGGAGATGCTTTTAGGTCATCAAATGTAATCGTGTCCGTCCCTTCCTTGTAGTTGAAGGTTATCACCATTTTATCATCATACAGGAAAATCGCGTTGACGAATGTGTCAATCAGCATTTTTCTGTGGGACTCTTGCCGCACATCCAGCTTGCGTAAGCGATGCAGCCAAAAGGTCATAAATTCAGCGCTGATTTTCGGCTTTGCCAATTTCTCGCAGGCAATCTTTGTTTCCAGGTCCTCCTTCACCGCCTCCAGTTCCTCAAGCCGCCCCTTGGTGGACTTGGTGAGGATGCCTTGCTGAATGGCGTTGAGCAAATTCTGGATGCCCTGGTCTGCCTCTTTCAACTGCTGCTCGTATAGTGGCAGGTTTACATTCTCTTGCTCCTGTAATTCCATGAGCATAGCAACAATGGCTTTGATGGCATTATCATCCATCACCATCTTCATGATTTCGCTGACTACCAAATCCTCAATCCAATCTTTCTTGACGGACTTCTTGTGGCAGTTTGTCCGCTTCTTTTTGACAGACACGCACTTGTAATAACGGTGGGTAGTTCCGGTGTGGCTGGTGCCGCTCTCGCCGCAGAGGTAGGCTCCACAGTATCCGCAGAACAGCTTCGTTGTCAGCAGATAATCTTCCTCCGCCTTATGTCGGGCCGGGGCTTTCTTGTTCTTCGCCAGTCGTTCCTGCACCCGGTCAAAGAGGTCTTGGGGAACGATGGAGGGGATACCGCCCGGCACAACGATGTCCCGATAGGTGTACTCCCCGATGTAACGGCGGTTATGCAGGAGATGATGGATACTGTTGTAGGTTAAGGACTGACCTCTCGTGTTTTTCATACCGTGTTCATTTAGATAGTCACGGATTTCCTTCATGGTTGCACCCTCGGCGTACTGTTTGAACGCCTCCAGGACAAAGGGAGCGGTCAGCGGGTCGAGATGAAAATACTGCTCGCTGTCGATGGTGTAGCCAATGGGTAGCGTTCCACCGTTGTACTTGGATTTCAAGGCGTTCTCCGTCATGCCCCGGACTACCTTCTCGGAGAGATCGGCGGAGTAATATTCGGCGTAGCCCTCCAAAACACTTTCCAGAATGATGCCCTCGGCCCCGTCCGAGATAACCTCAGTGGCAGACACCACCTTGACCCCGTTTTTCTTCAACGTGGCCTTATACCGGGCGCTGTCGTAGCGGTTCCGGGCAAACCTGTCCAGCTTCCAGACGATCACCATGTCAAAGAGCCGCTTGCCGCTGTCCTTTATCATATTCTGAAACTCTGGGCGGTTGTCCGTCTTGGCAGAGAAGGCTCGGTCGATATAGTGGCGAAGGATGGTGATGCCGTTCTTTTCAGCAAAGGCGGTACACTCCCGGATTTGACCCTCTATGCTCTCCTCACGCTGATTGTCGCTGGAGTATCGGGCATAAATCACGGCTTTCATTCAATCCCCCCTTCGCTGAACTTTAATTCTTTCAATCGCTTCATATCTTCTATGAGTTGGTTGAACGTTTCCTCGCCGTTGAGATAAACGTCATTGTAATAAATCGGTTTTCCAAACAGGATTTTTATCGCACGTTTCATTCGGCCCCATAACGTATTATAGTTATGGTCATACCTGGAGTCCTGGATCGAAATACCATAATCAATGCTGCCGTCTTCCCAGGCCGTCTTTTCAATCACGAACATACAGCATTTGCAGTCACAGGGCAGGGCAATCAGCTGACTTTTCTTTTTCACAGCCTGCCCTCCATCATCTGGAACAGAGTTTCCTTCAACTTCTCATTCATGGGCGAGGCTGGGTCAAAACACATTTCAATGAACCGGCGCATTTCTTCTTTGTCAGGTGTGATAGTGGGGTTAAAGCTGTACGTTGTTCCCTGGGGTTTGTCCGTCCGGCAGAAAATATAATCCAGGGAAACATCGAAGAAATCCGCAAATCGCCGGAGATAGTCAAGCGGTGGTGGGCTCTGGTCGTTCTCATAACGGTTGACGCTGGACTGGGTGGCGTGAATGCGCTCAGCAAGCACTGCCTGAGAAATACCGATGCTTTCCCGAAGTTCTTTCATGCGTATTCCAATCTCCGGGGTTGGGCGTCTGGATTCTTTCACTGAACGGCCTCCTTTCTGCTCCCAGTATTATAACCCATAAGTCAAATCAATACAACCCAAAATTAAAATTATTTTTGATTTTTCTAAAAATGCCTGCCAACGAAAAAGCGTCCCGTCAGGGACGCGCAGCCAGCCCCGGCACGGGGCTGATTTGGGGTTTGGGGCTGGCCCCAACAAGCGGCAAGCAAGCGGGTTTCATGAAACCCGCATTGCTTGCCAATTTTGCATGTGTGGCCACACATGCCCTGCTTGCCGGTTTTGATACTGTAAATAATTCTGGAAAGTTACCATTTCAAAATTGTAGTCGCCACACCGTTTTCCCAACTTCCTCGCGTACACTCATAAAGCTGGATTGTAGGATTTACCCTCGCCAGCCACAGAACAGGATTGGCCTCTGAAAACGCAATTTGATTTTCTTTGTTTTGAATAGCCGAGTATGCGGCACTCCCTATTGGAACATGAGTTAATGGCAGCAATCTTCGTCTGGCTGCGAGGGACTCATTCTTTCCGGTAATTACGAAACTACGGGTGCGAATGATAATACAAGCATCCCTTGTAAACTCTAAAATGCGGCTGCCGCAAGCGTGTTTAGACACTACAAAATATCTGGCAAGGTGGTTGATTAGTGTATAGTCCAACGGCGCGCCGCTCATCATTGGGCGAAACTGACTGGCAGGCATCAGCAATTCCGTTGCAAAGCAGTTTGCGGCAATTTCCTGGGGCTTATGGGTATCTTTCATATCTTTTGGGGAACAGCGAAACCCCATCTCCTTGCTTTGCTGAAAATCGGGCTTATGCCGCAAAAAGTAGTGGCCTAACTCATGAGCAAGGGTGAAGTTCTGCCTCCCTATATTGGGGATGGCTGTATTCAGCAGGATTGCTCGTTTATCGCCCCGAAACAGTAAAGCGCCGCTGAAATCCATATCGTTAGGCAAAGAACGTCGCCCGATTTTGATTTTCTGTGATGCTGCTATTTCATCCAGGTGGAGGGCAGGGGTATCAAAAATGCCCATTTTTTCCAATACCCAGTTTGCCTTGACTTCTGGCGCAGGATCAAAGCTCATTCTTCATCCTCCGCAAACAGATCATTAAAGGCCTGCATTGCCTCATTGGAAAGCTGTCCCACATCGCCACGGGCTACCAATAAAGTTTCTTCTTCCTTTTGAGTGGCAGGGAATGGGATAATATTATTGTGACTGCTGGGTACTACAGGAATTGTGTATGCGACCTTCAATTCGTCACAAAGGGTCATCAACTCGTCCACTTTTGCAATAATGCATTGCTGTTCTTCTAATGGAGGAAGTGGAAACAACTGCTTTTTAACAACTTCGCCTGTTACAGCAATAAATGTTGTTCCAGTTGCCTGTTCAATAAATGATCGTTCCATTGATTTTAAAAAATAGAATAGAAAATGGGGCTTCATGAAACAAAAAGTATTGAACCCACATAAACCTCTGCCTATACAAATATCCCTTTCTATGATATTAACTGCGCCAACGGGTGCCCGTACAGATAACAGAACGCTATTTGCAACAGCAATTTTAGTTGGCGCATTCGTTTTCTGAGTAGATAAGGCTAAGTATTTGTCTGTAAATAAAGTTTTGCCCTGATGGAATTCTATCCCATCTTTGCAAGCGGAAACAGAGTCGCCCTTTGGAGATTGTCCCATAATGACATTTGTTATCTCACCTAATCTGCACCACATCCACCCCTCCGGCAAGTCATAAGGAATTTCATCTTCCGAAATAGGCGGCAGCGGCTTCTCCTTTTTAAGCTTGCCCTCTTTGACAAGCTGGGCTTTTTCCTGCTGGATACGTTTCAGCAGTTCGGATGCAGGCTCGTCATGGGGATTTGGCGGAACCAGCTTACCTTGTACGGCCGCCTGCAAAATTGCTTTTGGCAAATACTCGGTGAAGTGGGCCTCCAGTGCATCCAGCTTCTCTTCTTCAGCTTCCAGCTCATCACAAAGAGCAAATAATTCATCTACCTTAGAAATAATACGATGTTGTTCTTCAAGTGGCGGAAGAGGAACAGGTAATAGTGCAATTGTGTCCAATCGAAAACTATTCTTGATTCCATGCTGGTTTCCGTTATAAAACTTTTGAGCATAGTCAGACAAAAGCAAATAGGGGTAAAATTTATTTTTCTCGTATGTCACAAAGCGGATCATTGCTGTGTGCTGATTAATATATGCGGTTCCAAAATTATCAGGAATCAGACCAAGAGTACCAATTTCTCCGGTAATTGAAAATAGTAAATCGCCAGCTTGTACTGAAGTTCGCATTCCTTCAATGTCTTTTGGTAATTTTACGTGTTGTATTTTATCAAGTCGAAGGTCAAATTTGCCTCTGGATAAGTTTCCCATACGAAGAAAAATATCACCTGTGGGTGCATAATATTTTGCCCAATCTCTTGACCCACTTGTAATAAGTTCTGTTAATTGACCCAATCGCACCCAGCACCAGTTCTCCGGAATCTCGAACGGCATCTCATTCTCTGCAATCTCTGGCAAGGGGGGCATCTTTTTTATCTTTCTCTCTTTAATCAAATGGGCTTTCTCTTTCTGGATTCTTCCCAATAACTCGCAAGCCGGTTCATCTTTAGGATTTTGAGGGACTAATTTCCCCTGCACCGCTGCCTGGAGGATAGACTGACGGAGTTCTGTTGCTTTCATTTTATGCCCTCCTGCTTCATTGCGTCAGAAATCTGGGCTAACAGGGCTTCAATTCGGGCAGAAATAACCGCCTTTTCCTGCAAATACTGTGAGATAAATTCCTCCGGCGGCAAAATCTCCTGGGTATCATGGGGAAAGCCACAGAAGTCCAGGTTGTAGTCAGCCGCTATAATATCCTCAATAGGAACAAACTGTGAAACATCACTTTCCGTTTTATTTTTCCACCATTCCCGCACTGGCTGGAAATGCTCGTCCAGTATGGGGCGGGTCTTGGAAAAATGCTTGTAGCCCTGGGGCATTTCCAGACGATAGAACCATACCCCTTTCGTAGGAGTACCTTTCCGGAAAAACAGCAGATTGGTGTTGATGTTGGTGTAGGGCGCAAATACATCTTTGGGCAGTCGGATAATGGTATGCAGGTTACAGCTTTCCACCAGTTTGCGCTTAATGGCGGACTTCACCCCACCGCCAAACAGAAAACCATCCGGCAAGACCATGCCGCATCGTCCGCCATCTTTCAACAACGCCATGATGTGGACAAGGAACAGATCGGCGGTTTCTGTGTTGCGCAGCTCCGCAGGAACAGACTGGGAAATGGCTTTTTCTTCCGCACCCCCGAAGGGCGGATTGGTGACGATCACGTCCACCTTATCCTTGATGCTATAATCCGTGGTAGATATGCGCAAAGTATTATCGTGCCGAATATTCGGAACATCAATCTTGTGCGCAAGCAAATTAGTGACACAGAGTAAGTAGGGGAAGGGCTTTTTCTCAATTCCTCTTATTGTCTGTTGAAGTTTTCGGTAGTCCTCAGTTGTATTGATATTTCCCTCGTAACTATCAATAACACTTGTCAGAAAGCCGCCGGTTCCACAGGCGGGGTCTAAGACAGACTCTCCCAGTTTAGGCGCAACCATCTCCACAATGAAACGGGTAACAGGGCGTGGTGTATAAAACTCACCAGCTTTACCAGCACTCTGCAAATCTTTCAGCATACTTTCATACAGGCCATTGAAAAGGTGGCCGGAGGGCATGGAGTAAAAATCAATATCCTCATTGATTTTATTGATGACTTGGCGGAGCAGAGTACCGGATTTCATAAAATTGTTGACACCATCCATGATGCTTCGGATCAGCCACTTACGTTTCTTAGCATCATCCGAAATATCCAGCTTACGCAAATCCTTGAACATCGCATCAATGTGTGCAAGCAGAGCATCTCCGGTCGCGCCTTCGGCATCTTCCGCCCAGCTTTTCCAGCGGTACTGCTCAGGAACAACAGGATAGTAGTCATCCTCGGTAAGTTCCCACTCATCTTCCTTGAAGTCAAAGGCTTTCAAAAAGAGCATCCATGTAATTTGTTCGATGTACTGTGCATCGCCGTTGATCCCGGCATCAATACGCATAATGTCCTTCAATGCCTTTGTTGTTCCCGATACTGCCATGATAGTCCTCCTGTATCTTTAGGCGGCATACAGGGCTTCTTCCAACTCCCGCAACGCCTGTTCAAAAACTTTCTTTCCCTTGAAAATGCGGTTGACGATATACGCCGGATTGCCAAAATCAGAGATTGGCCGGATTTTCAGAACATCCATATTTTCCAGATTGGTCACGCCAGTATCTGCATATTTGTCCAACAATGCGTTCAGCACGGCTTGGGCCTGTTCGCCGTATTTGGCAAAATAATTGCGTTTTTTGACATTATTTGCCCGCTCCCGGCGTGTCAGCGGCGGCATATCAAAGGCAACATGGCAGAGCAAATCGAACGGATCAAATTCCTGCCCGATTTGTTCCTGTAATTCTTCGATTAGCACACCTTGTGCCGCCAGTTCATCCAATATGGCCTGTTTGCGGCTGGCAGAGGACCACGCTGTCAGAAAATCGTCTAATGTTGCATATTGATTTCGTACATTGCGGCGCGTATAGTCGGTCAGAGACTCTGTAATTAGTTTCCCATCTTTATCAATGTACTGGATGCGCTGTTTCAAAACAGTAACTTCAACATCGTGAACGTAATATTTCACTCTCCGCCCGGATGGAGGCTCATCAGTGAAATCTGAAGGATTATTTTCATCAGCACCATCAGGCAGCACATCAACAGGGTCATTATCAAAATCAGAAATATTACCATCGGCATCCGGTGTGAACGCCTCATCTTGTTCGCTGGGGCCATCAAAATCCGGATCAGCAAAGAGCCGAGTCGCGTTACGGAAATCGAAGATAGTGAAAAACATTTTCCCTAAATCTTCCCGCACCCGGGTTCCCCGGCCGATAATTTGCTTAAATTCTGTCATGCTGTTGATATTAGAGTCCAAAATGATAAATTTCACCATTTGGGCATCTACACCCGTAGTCAACAGCTTTGAGGTTGTCACTAATGTAGGGTAGCGGCTGGATACGTCCCGGAAGTTTTCAAGCTGTTTTTTACCAATAGGGTCATCACCGGTGATACGCATAATATAGCGTTCATCTTGATTGACTAGATCCTGATTTTCGTTGATGAGAGCTTGCCGCATTCGGTCTGCGTGTTCTGTATCTACACAGAAAAATATAGCCTTGTCAAAGCGCAAGTCATGCTTCTTCAAATAGTTTGATACCACTTTGGCAACGATACGGGTTCGCTGCTCCAACACCAACTCACGATCATAGTCGTTTGGACCATATTCCCGATCCTCAATGATATTTCCATAACGATCTGTTTGTCCCTCATAAGGACGCCATCCTTCCGCATCCTTGTCCAGAACAACACGAATTACACGATAGGGAGCAAGGAAACCATCATCAATTCCCTGCCTGAGCGAGTAGGTATATATCGGCTCACCGAAATAGTCAATATTAGAGATTTCATTCGTTTCTTTCGGCGTTGCGGTCAAGCCAATTTGTGTTGCCGATGAAAAGTATTCCAGCACCTCTCGCCATGCGCTGTCTGCCCTTGCACTGCCACGATGGCACTCATCAATGATAACTAAGTCAAAAAACGATGGGCTGAACTGCTTGAAAATATCTTTGTCGCCCTCACCAGTTAGCCCCTGGTATAAGGCCAAATAAATCTCATAGGATTTATCGACCTTCCGATTGCGAACGATTGTCATTTTATCCTTAAATGGTGAGAAATCATTGCTGTAAGTCTGGTCAATCAAAGCGTTGCGGTCAGCAAGAAACAAAATACGTTTTTTCGCTCCGGCCTTCCAAAGCCGCCAGATAATTTGAAAGGCTGTGTATGTTTTACCTGTACCTGTTGCCATGACAAGCAGAATTCGATTCTGGCCTCGCATTGCAGCTTCAACACTTAGATTGATTGCATTTAACTGATAATAGCGTGGTGTACGATCTTCACGCTCAGTATAATAGGGTTCTTCAACAATCGCCTCTTGCTCTGCCGTAAGTCCAACTTTTTCTTTATACATTTTCCAAAGCATATCGGGTGAAGGGAATTGATCCAGGTGCAAAAATTGTTCCTTGTCACCATCTGTGATCATGCGGTTGTGGAAGGTAAAACCATCTCCATTAGAAGTAAATACAAACGGAATCAATAGGCGCTCCGCATAGTCCAAAGCCTGCTGCATTCCATCTGAAACACTGTGATTATTGTCTTTTGCTTCTACTATAGCTAGAGGGATATGTGGCTTATAAAAAAGAACATAGTCAGCAAATTTGGCTTTGTCCCTTTTGTATGTACCGCCCCTGGCAATAATTCGTCCCTTTGTGATAGCATACTCCTCGCGGATTTGTGAAGAAGTCCAGTCGGCCCTCGAAATGGCAGGAGTAATAAACCTGGTACGGATTTCTTGTTCAGTCAAGCCTTTTTTATCCATGAAAATCCACTCCCCCCACTTTTATGAATTGAAGCGACACATGGCAAGTATAACACAGGCTTTGGGAAATTCCAATAAAATTTCTGCATTTTTTGAAATTTGCCTTTACATTGGGCCGAAAGCCTCTTAAAGCGTTACGTCTGTCCACAAATCAACACTGTTTCAGACAGTCCAAATATGAAATCATTACCTTCTATCCACAGCAGGCTTGAAAGCCTTGCTGCGCAGGCGGTTCACCCCTCCAATTTGCGGACGTTGATAGAAAAAGTAACCCCTCATTTTCGCCCCCCAAAGGAAATCGTATAGCCCGATCAATTTCAGTGTTTGAACTCCCTGTGGTACAAGGACTTTGCCCCCTTACTTTTTCTACCAGTGTTCGTCTTGACAGGACATCTGAAATCCGATACAATATTCTCAAAAGAATGAGAGGACAGCCAGTCCTCGTTATTGCGATACATGATCTTCCAACAGAAAGGGGGACAGCCTATCCGCAGAGCCTAAGAGAAGCTCTACAAAGTACACGAGAGGATAGCGGAGTGCGCCTTCGTAATTTTCGATACGGAGGACACCATTTGAGCAAGCGAAAGAAACCTGTCAACAACACCGACATTCCCCAGCACCAGATTGATGCTGTTGCCCGTTGCATCCTGCCCGACATTCTCGCTTTCTACGAGAGCATTGAGGGGCAGCGGGAATTTGAAGAATGGAAAAAGCAGCGGCAGGCCGAACAAAAGGAGTAAACAATCAGGGCGGATGCAATCGTCACACGATGCGCCCGCCCTGTTTCTGCCTATTTCCTTTTTCGGGGCCCTCTCGGTTTGGAGGTTGCTTTCCTCTCCAGGCCATTCCGGAAGTGGGTATTCTCAAACCTCTCAAAGAAAACCAATAATCCGAACCCATCTCCTATCGGAAAAAGGTTCGGATTATATGGGTATGGTGCGCGAGGCGGGAGTCGAACCCGCACGCCCTTGCGAGCACTGGCACCTGAAGCCAGCGAGTCTACCAATTCCACCACTCGCGCATTTGGGTGGCACTCGTTCAGCGCAAGACTGATATTACCACAACTGTCCTCCGCTGTCAACACTTTTCGCAAAAATTTTTTCCCGCTGTCTCCACTTGAAGATGGCACTGGAGATCTGGCCCTCTGTGTGGTACAATGGACCGGAGCGCTGACATGACGAGAGGAGGATATCCATGTCCTGTAAAGAGGAATTCATCGAGATCTTCAAGGAGCACATCATCCGGGAGGGGGCCGACAAGCTGCTGGACTATCTGGAGCACAAGAGCGACTTCTTCACCGCCCCCGCCTCCGCCCGGTATCACGGGGCCTATGAGGGCGGGCTGTGCGAGCATAGTCTGAACGTATACCACTGTCTGGTGGACTATCTCCAGCGGGAGCGGGTGCAGGAGCTGTACGGCCTGGACTACAGTGCCGAATCTATCGCCATCGTTTCCCTGTGCCACGATCTTTGCAAGGTGGGCTGCTACAAAAAGGGCTTCCGGAACGTGAAGGACGACGCCACCGGGAAATGGGAGAGGGTGCCCTCTTACACCTTCGACGACCCCCTGCCTTACGGCCACGGGGAGAAGAGCGTCTACATCGTCAACGGCTTCATCCGCCTCACCCGGGAGGAGGCGATGGCCATCCGGTGGCACATGGGCTTCTCCGGCCCGGAGGATCCCCGCACAGTGGGCCAGGCCCTGCGGATGTATCCGCTGGCCTTCGCGCTGGCCACCGCTGATATGGAGGCGTCCTACTTCCTGGAGGATGAGGAGGGATCCTGACGGCACAGAACGGAGCCTGCCGCGGCTGGAGAGGCATCCGGGAGGTCCCGACCCACACACGGGGGCGGCTGAACGCCGTCCCCGTCCCGTCTCTCCAAGAGATTCCCATAAGTGAGGGACGGGCCTTTGGAGAAAAACAGCGCGATCGGCCCGAAAGGATGGACGATCGGCCTAAAAACAGGTATAATAGGATGGAGCGAGCTCCGGGGCGGCAGGCCGCGCCGGAGGATCGGGGCCCGCGCCTGGAACATGGCGTCTATACTCTGGTATCTTGTGGGAGGGCCTTGGATCGCAGGACCGATGAGATACAGAGAGGAACGATATCTATGGAGATCAATGGACAGACTGTCAACGATACGGCCCGATATGACCAGATGGGCCTGTCCCCTGCGCTGATGCAGGCCATCGGCAAAAAGGGCTATGTAGAGGCCACCCCCATCCAGACCGGGGCCATCCCCTTTTTCATGGACCGGAAGGACGTGATCGCCAAGGCGCCGACAGGGACGGGCAAGACCTTCGCCTTCGGCATCCCCATGGTGGAACACACCGACCCCGCTGGGAGCGACGTCACCGGGCTGATCCTGGCCCCCACCCGGGAGCTGGCCATCCAGATCCGGGACGAGCTGCGGGATCTGTGCGCCTTCAAGGAGGGGGTGCGGGTGGTGTGCCTCTACGGCGGCCAGCCCATCGGCAAGCAGATCGACCAGCTGAAAAAGCGGCCCCAGATCGTGGTGGCCACCCCGGGACGGCTGATGGACCACATGAAGCGGCGCACCGTCCGGCTGGACAAGGTGGAGACGGTGGTGCTGGACGAGGCCGACCGGATGCTGGATATGGGCTTCGTCCGGGACGTGACCCACATCCTGGACCAGATGCCCCACCGGAAAAATCTGGGGATGTTCTCCGCGACCATCTCCCGGGAGGTGCTGGACATCTCCTGGGTCTATCAGCGGGAGCCGGTGGAGATCACCGTCCAGGCCGACCAGGAGAACCGGCCCGACATCGCCCAGTACCGCCTGGATGTGGACCGCAGCGAGAAGGCGGACACCATGGTCCGGCTGCTGGAGATGGGGGACTATGAGCGGGTGATCGCCTTCTGCAACACCAAGAACATGGCCGACCGGCTGGCCGGCCTTCTGACCATGCGCGAGGTGAGCTGTGAGGCCATCCACGGCGATATCACCCAGGTCCTCCGGGAGCGCACCCTCCAAAAATTCCGTGACGGCAAGCTCCGGGTCCTGGCCGCCACCGATGTGGCCGCCCGCGGCCTGGACATCGACGATGTGGACGCCGTCTTCAACTACGACGTCCCCGATGAGAACGAGTACTATATCCACCGGATCGGCCGTACCGGCCGGGCCAAGCGCCACGGCGTGGCCTTCTCCCTGGTGTCCACCATCGCGGAGGGCCTGCGGCTGGACGATATCGTCAAGTCCACCGGGAGCCAGGTCCGGACGGTCCACTTCAACGAGAGGGGCGATCTGGTGGCCGCTGCGGAGGGATGATGGGCAGGAGACATTTTTGGCTGGATCTTTTCGCCTGCTTCCTGATCCCCGCCTACACCCTCCTCTTTGCCGGCAGCGTAGAGTGGTTCGGCACCAACTTTTCCGTGATCGCCGTCACCGGCCCGGACCACTACCGGGGGTTCGTCTATTGGGGCATCCTGGCCGGGAGCTACTTCTTCGTCATCCTCAGCCGTTTGGCCTTCGGCCTCCCCCGCCGGTGGATGCGGACGGTGGTCCGGCTGCTGGCGGTGTGCGCCGTCCTGGCCCTGGCCTATGCCATCGCCATCCCCTATCTGCCCGAATATTTCCCCAAATATGCCGCCCTCCACGTGCTGCTGGCCGCCGGGGCCTGTGTGCTGCTGATGATCGATCTGCAGTTCATCATCCTGGTCATGCGCCGCCGGGACCCGGACCGCTGGGCGGGCCCTCTTCGGGCCTGCTGGGCCATGGCAGCAGGCTGCGCCCTCCTCTTCGCTATCCCGCGGATGGTGTCCACCGCACTGGAGGTCTTTTTCACCCTGTCCGCCACCCTGCTGGCCAGACGGGTCTTCCTCCTCCAGCAGGAGGGAGCATGAGCTCTCCGCCCCGCACGATCTTTGACAGAACGGCACAGCCCTTGGGGCTGTGCCGTTCTCCTTGCGCCGTCACACCGGCCCGGCAAACAAAAAGCACCGGCTCGGCCGGCGCCTCTTCCCCCTCCCCCGCCGCCTAGAGAACAGATCTTCGCTTTTTCAGAGGCCACCGCTGTCCTCTGATGGCCTTACAGGCCCCCTCATCTTGTATATTTTTTGCGACCCAGATCGTCCAGCCGTTCGAAGCGGCGCGCTGTCTGCGGACGGCAGCTTTTTCGGCCGCCCGGCCCTTCCTGCCGTCGATCCCCGTCCCCTGCTACATATCATTATTTCGCATATTTTCGACAGGATACAGTGCTTTCTCCTCTGAAAATATCCAATTTTGATCCGACCAGCCGGGCACAGCTCCCCTGCGCCGGAAGGCGGTATCTTGCCCTTCTCGAGGTCCGGCGGCGGGACGGCGGCTCAGGAGAAAAGTCCCATAACCCGGTCTTTTCTGGAACGGATCTTCGATATAGATGGTTGACATTTTGGGAGGATCCGTGTATTTTAAAATGCGGTCGTGGAACTAACGTTCCACGACCGCACATTCCGATCTGCCGCCGCATCCCAGGACAGGAGGGACTCGACGGTGTCTTTGACAAAAAGATACCGGAGCAAAGCGAACTTTGCTCCGGTATGGTGGAGGAGGGTGGATTCGAACCACCGAAGCGAAACGCAACAGATTTACAGTCTGCCCCCTTTGGCCACTCGGGAACTCCTCCATATGCAGTTGTCAGGACCGCCTGCGGCGGTTGGAGCTGGTGGACGGATTCGAACCCCCGACCTGCTGATTACAAATCAGCTGCTCTACCGGCTGAGCTACACCAGCACATAGCGGCTGTCCACCAGCAACGAACGTTATTATAGCAAAGAACAGGAGGGATGTCAAGTAGGAAATGGGATTTTTTTTGAAACACCGCTGAGGGACCTTCAGGACCGGCCGCCGGCCTGGATCTGGCCCCGACGCGGCGGCGAGCAGTATCGCCCTGACCGGGGCGGAGAGGCGCGCAGCGCGCGGCTGTGCCCCCGGTGGCTGGGACCATATACGAGCCGAGGAGGGATCGACATGACATTAGCTGAACTGTCACTGGAGTACCGGGCCCACGCCCACGCGCTGGACCTGAGGATCTGCCAACTGGAGCACCTGATGGAGCAGACGCGGGACGCGGACCGGCGCTGCCAGCTCCAGGACCGGATCCGGATGCTGTCTACCATGCTCCGCGAGGCCCGGGAGCTGGCCGTGCTCACCGAGCGCTATTACGACAGGGGGTATCGCCGGAATGCCAAATACACGATATAGGAAGGGCAAGCTCTACGCCGCCGACATGGCCATGTACAGCCTCCAGATGGCGGCGGACAACAGCCGGGAGATCAGCCGGCTGAAGCGCAACCTCATCCGCGCTCTGCGGGAGGACGTCACCGACAAGCAGCGCCAGGCTCTTTTGATGTACTACGCCGAGGGGAAGAACATGCGGGAGATCGGCGAGTTTTTGGGGGTGGACAGATCCACCATCTCCCGCACCATCAAGCGGGGGGAGCGCCGCCTCCAGCGCTGCCTGCGCTACGGTGCCGAGGCCTATCTGCGGAGCATGGATGACGGCTGA